TAATTTCCTCCTATTATTTACCCCTACCCAAAGAATGTTTATCTAAAAACATTTTAAGGGTAGGAGATTGACCTATAAGTGAACAATCTCTTAACCCGTTTAATCTGTTACGCTACTGCCGTAGAGAATAAATAGCCTGATTCAGCTGATAATATCTTGGCTTGTAGAGCTTCTTCTGTTTCAATTACGGTTGCTCCTCTTAGATAATTATCTGTCCATTTTCTAACTGCCATTCCACCATGAATAAGTGCGGCTGTTGCACTTGTTTTGATAGATGGTTTCCCTTTATGATATACCAAAGCATATTTACCCCATACATTTGCCAATGTTGCTGTTTGCCCTTCATTTGCAGAATTGTATAGTGCTTTACCTACATAAAGATTGTCTAATCCCATGATTTCAGCTACTAACTGTTCAGTAATAATACCTTTTTGAGAATATTTTATTCTCTCTAAAATATCTGGATGGTTTTTTAACTGCAACCATACATCATGTCCAACTACCATTGCAAAATCAGAAGTGTTACCGCTTGAAGCAGCTATCTTAGTGATTTTTGCATAATCTACGTCATCTATTGGATTTGAGTTGGTATAGTCATCCCATTGATATCTTGAAGAAGCATTGTTTAATGCTTCTGTGTATCCTGAAAAACCAGTTGAACCAGTATTGAATAATATGCTTGCTACCTGATATTCTTTATTTAACATAAGTAAATCTGTTAAAAATTCGGTAGTATCGCTTTCTGGTTGCATTGGGCTTTCTGCCATATCTCTCATGTTCTTCGTTACTATATCGCTTATTGCATAATTTGTTATACGATAAGTTGTATCAGTATCTACGCTATAAGAAGTCTGTTTTGATCTTGACTTAGCTCCTCTTTGCATGTCTCTGATAACAAAATTTTCTTTACCATATTTCCAAATAACACCAGTTTCCTGCGATACTTGAATTTTAGGTAATACTAAATCTCCAATCATGTCATTGTTTTTATAAGCAATTGACACGTTGGTTAGTGGTTTATCAACATATAAATCTGTTGCCACTCTGTCATACGCTTTTACTCCGCCTTTTAAACTTCCGCTTAAATTATATTGATTAATTAATTCGTTAATATACATTTATTCCACCTCCTGTGGTTATGATCCTATTGTGCCTAAATTTCCATTTACTAATATTGATATAATGTCTCCGCTAGCACCTGCTGCTTCGATTGCATATCCCAATACAGTTACATTTGCGTTATCTGCTGATAATGGGGCTCTCCCTAATCCATCAGATCCAACATAAACTAATCCAGCAGCTGCGATTGTTCCACTACAAACTACTTTTGAAACACCGCCACCATTGATTAATAAAACATCGGATGGAGCTCCGGCTGCTTCTGGTTTATTTTGTAATATACCAATAACAGCATCAGTTACTGCTGAACATGTTGCGATTGTATTAGCAGCACTTAATTTCACTGGATAATACTGTTCATCTGAATAATCAGCAGCAGCTTTAAAACTAACTATTTGTCCTATTCCGCCTCCTAAACTTGTTGACATAAAATTCACTCTCCTTTTAATTTTTTACAATTTAAAAATCATCACTTACCCCATTTAATCTAGGTTTGTAAGCAACTATTTACTCATTGATTTAACTTCTCCGATATATTCTGGATGTTCTTTATATACTTCTAGTAATGCTTTACTAAAATTAATTTCCTTTTCTACAGAATATTTATTTGCTAATGCAATCGCTTTTTCTTCCGGTGTTCCGGCTGAATGATCATCACTAGCTGCAAACTCTTTATATATTTCTAATTCTTTTAATGCACTATAAACTTGTTTAAGTAAACCTCTTACAGTTTCTTGCTTTTCTTCTTTGTTTACAGTATATTTATGCTGAATAGTATTATCTGCTTTAAGCAAACTTAATTCGATACTATCTTTAATAGCAGGTGTAATCTTTTTATCAGTAAACAGCTTATTAACAAACTCTTTTACCTCTTTTTCTTCTGCTTCTTTCTTTAAAGATATTTCTTTAGCTTTAAAGGCTTCTAACTCTTTCTTTAAGTTAGCATTTTCTTTTTGAACATCTTCAACTTCTTTTACTTCTTCTTTTGGTTCTTCTTTTGGTTCTTCTTTAACTTCCTCTGCTTTTTTAGCTGCTTCTGCTACTTCCTCTGCTTTTTTAGCTGCTTCTGCTTCTTCCTCTACTTTTTTAGCTGCTACCTCATCTGCTATTTTTTTATCTTCTGCCAACTTTGCTTCTTCCTCTTTTTTTAATTCTTCTGCTGTTTTTTCCATCATTATTCCTCCTTGTTTTGTTTCAAAATTATAGACTTTGAGTTCTTTAAAATTATAAACAGCTGGTATTGCTTCAAGTGAATTAACTGCCGGTATCTCTGCACCTAACAATGAAACACCTATCAATAACTTGTTATAAATAGTCTCGTCAAACTCTACATTCCAAGCGATTTCGCTTGATACACCTAAATAAGCCTTTTTATTTATTGCTTCTGCAACTAATTTAGGGATATTTTTTATATCTGCTAATAGCTTCTTACCTACTCGATATAGATTCTCTACTATACCTACTGCCGGTTGACCTGCAAACTCTTGAAAATCATCGTGTCCTACCTTTAAAGGAACGTTTTTAATTACGCCACTTTTAAAGTTTTCAATCATGTTATCTAAATCTTCTACTGTGTAAGGGTCTCCGTTCCATCTACCAACTGCGAATATTTCTACGCCAGTTAGTGTGTGGGATGGGTCTGCCATATCATATTTCTTTGCCATCTACTTTACCTCCTCTGGAAAATCAATATTAAATCTACGCTTAATTGAGCCTTCATTTACGTTTACTATCTTTGCGTCAAACTCCTTGATTATCTTATCTACATCGTCATTTAATAGAATCTTTAACTGAATAAGAAAATCGCCTAAACAATCAAAATATCTTTGTTTGTTTTCTATGTCATCTTCTCCCCAATCTATTAAATAACTCATTATAAATCTCTGCCTACGTTTAAGGTTGGGCTTTCTTGCCATTCTTCGCCCTTAAATACTGGTAATAATGTTGATCTACAGTTCCAATGTCTTGGCGGGCTTATCTGGTTTAAATATGGATTATTAATACCGTATATATTACTGTCTAACGCTTCACAGCCGGGTGTTGTTACGTTATCTAATATAGCTGAAAACTCGTAAGCCTCGATTAACCCTTCTTCTTCTAACGGTCTATTATATTCGCTTTGACCGACTGCAAACGCTTGGTTATAAGCAGTTCTAACTTCTGTTGTTAATCTACCACCAGTATTAACTGAACCTTGCATACCTCTCTCTGCTACGTAAGGTTCAAACGCTTCATCAATCATGTTCACTACTTGGTTAGTAGGTAATCCGTTCTGGATACCATCAATCATTATCTGTTTGGCTCTTGTTTGTAGATCAGTTGATATTTTACCTGTTAATAATCTACCTTTTTCTTTAATCGCTAATTTAGCCTTTGATTTAACTAACCCGATACCAGACGGTATTTCATAGTTCTTTGAAAGCTCTGATTTTTTAACTACTTCCTTTGCTGTCTTTTTACCCTCATCATAACCAGTAGTTAATATCCCCTCTATTAATAACCCTAAATCTCTTATATATCTGAATTGTATTTTTTTAGCACCTGCTATATCTTCGTTAGCAATTATGTCTTTCCTTACTATCTGTGTAGTAAAATCATCTCTTATTTTTCTTAACGCTTCTTTCATTTTATCTATGCCATCATTTGACATATCTAATCTTTCTTCCATAACCTTTAAATTAGCTTTCTTTTCACGCTTAGTTGTCGGTCTCCTAAAAGCATATTTACCATCACTAGGTCTTTCTTTTCTTCGCATTTCGCCACCGCATTTCTCACATTCCAAATCTTTACAATGCTTAGTGCTTTTCTTTATAAACCCACAATCTAAACATTCGCAATTAAATACTTCTTTTTTAAATTCATCTATTGTTGAAATTACTGGTATTCTATTATTAAATGCTTCTTCTTCTATCTCTGGTAACCCTAATAAACCTCTTAGATAGTTTTCTGTTTGTAGATCAAGTGATATACCGTTCTTATTAACAGCTTCTATGATTAACCTTGATTTTTCTTCTGTGCTTTCTTTGTCTATTAGATTTAACTTAAATTTAGGGTAATTATCAATGTTCTTATAGTTTAAATCTACTAACTGTCTGATTAAATCTTCATTAATTAAACTCTCTAACTCGTTTCTAGTCTTTTGCAGTATCAATAAAAATACATCAAACTGTTGCTTACCTAGTGCATAGCTTCCACCACTTGTATTACCAAACCCTAATAGGTTAGGCATTAATACTGATCTCATAATAGCCATGTCATAGGTTTGAATCGCCTTTTCAAACTCGCCAGCACCGCCTTTTGAGTTCTCGATTATATCTATTGAAGCGTCTTCTGGTAGCATGAAAGAAGTCTTAGCAGATATATTATTAAGCATAGATTGAAATGTTGTCCGTTCAGTAGAGCTTGCTGTATTACCAAACTTACCAACTATTAACGGATTACCAAATCGTTCTAAATAGATATTATAAAACTTAATAATATTATCCTTACTCCACCACGGTCTATATGCAGCTCTTAGATCAGATTCTCCATAATAGTTATCGTTTTCTTTATTGTGGGTAAATATAAGAAATTTATAAATAGGTAAAACCTTAATTCCACCATAAGTTTGCCATTGTCTTAAACCATCTTCTTTAAGGTTACCGTATTGGTCTGTATGAAATTCAAATGTTTGAGCAGGTTTGGTTTTAAGCTGTTTAAGGAATAAATACCCTTCGCCTTGAGCATATACCTTTTCGGTTACAGAAAACCCATATTCAATAGCGGATAGCATATCAAATAGAGATGTTTCAAAGTTACCTATATAATCTTCTTTGAAGTTATCAGTTACAAATTGTGCTACCTCTATATCGTAGTCATCATCACTAGCAGGTAAAATCTTCCAACCTGTTGATAAGATAGCTGCCTTCTTAGCGTATAGAGCAGCTTTAATAGCGTCGTCTGTTTTCATTTGCTGATATTTATTTAACCCTTGATTACCACCGAATTTTCTAACGAGTGTATCTGGATTATAAGGTGCAAATTGAGAAGGTAAATACATTGGAGATATGGTTACCGCTAGGTTATCTGTTAATCCATTTACCATTTCAATTCCAGTCATTTCGTGTTTTTTCACTTTCTTTTTAGGCATTTACCAATCTCCTCCAATACTTATTAAATCGTTTGCACTTTCATTTATCTGTTTGAGTTCAGAAGCCCTAATAACATCAAAACTATCACAAGTAAAACCATAACATATAGCGTCGTAAGCATGATCGTTTCCATTAGTATCAACATCCTCATAGTTTCTATCAGAAAATTGTAAGGTAGGGATAGAAACAACAGCATTAACGCATGTATTAAAAAATAATATTTTAGCGGTTTCTTTGCCGGTATAATCTTCGTATGTTCTTAATAACTCTCTCATTTTAGATGCTCTAGGTATCCTAGCATTATTAGCTGGTAATACCTTTATTGGGAAATTATGTTGTTTAAAGTATTGCTGCATTATTAAAGCCGGTGCATCTTCGCCAGCTTTAGTGCTAAACATTGAAGGGTCAACAAAAAGCCCTGCTATATAAGGTATTTCTTCTATGTCTGTCATTCTGATTATATTTTCAGCTACCATTACTGGTGTTAGCTTTGTCTTATGCAGTTCTCTATAATGCACCCTCTGCTTTTCGCTATTAATACCAACCCAATAGACTGCGGAGGGAGCAGTCCAGCCATAGTCCATACATAGATAACGCTTCCATTGTTTCGGAATTGAGAAAGGTTTTATTACATGAACATCTCGCCTAAATTCAGCGAAAAATTGCCCCTCAAATACATCCCAATCCCCAAACAATAGAGCTTTTCTCAAGTTTTCATTTTGTATAGCCTCTAACTGTTTAATATATAAAGGCGAATTATACGGATTATCACTTGGCAACGATTGTAAGAATCCAAACTGTTCTTTTTCCGGTTCATCTTCTGGAAAGTTACTATCTATAAAATATTTTTTAACAAAATCATGACCAACTCCACCCGGATTTGTTCCAGCTATAAATTTAACATTGTCTATACCAGCCCAACGTAAACATGTTCTTAATCTTTCAAATTTTTCATAAGTGTTTTTAGTTAGTTCATCTACGCCAATAGCAGCAAATTCTGATGAATCGTATTTACTAGGGTCATCAAGGTTTCTCAATGCCATTATACCTCCACCATATTCAGGTTTTAAAGTAAAACATAGTCCATTAGCTGTAGTTGTTGCTAGTTCTCCGAGCCATCTTGGAAATTCTGTATTGATTTTAGTTACTTGACGATCTTTTAACGATGGATAATCTTCGCACCCTAGCATTACCCTGACATTTTTAAATCCTTGTCCGCCCCATTTAAGTAATAGTTTTAATAGCTCCCAACGGATAAATCTTGACTTGCCGCCACCTTTAGCTCCTCCAAATAGGAAATATTTGAATTTAGATACCATCTCGTCCGCTTCTTTTTGCTTTTCTGTAAAGTTGGATAATTCAGAAAATGGTATACGGTTTATTTTAGTCATTTATCAACCTCTATAAGGTTCATAGTTCCAGAGTGTTCATGGAATCTCTTGTCTTTCCATGTATCAGGTCTTTTGTTTTGAAGATAAAACATACAAGAGGTTTCTTTACCGCTTTTTATGTTTTTATATAGCTGTGATTCAACGAAGTCTTTCATTGATTCCTCAACCTCTGACATTCTATCTGAAAAGTCTTTGTGTTCTTTTCTCCAATTATACCAAGTCTTTCGAGATATGAATAAACAATCGCATGTCCTAGCAATATTAGTAGCAGTCTCTTTATATACCTTAGCGTATTCTTCTAGTTTTTCAGGTTCATAATAAGAATTGTTGACCATGTATAAGTTACCCCTCTACTATACGCACATTTGATGGGGTCTGATACACGTTTTTAGCTGTTTTAAGAGGTATCCACGAGGGGAATTAACAAAAATAACTCAAATTAGTGGATCATATTGTCAATTTATATAACGGTTTATAAACCATTTACCTAGTTTATCACGCACGTTATAATTTAATACTCTAGCTTTTCTAAATGAAATACTTAGATTCTTTGATATTTTTCTAAGTGAAGATGTTCCACTAATCTCACAATCTAATAAACCATATCGGTTGCAAGCAAATTCTCTCTCCTCTAAATCTAACTCATCAATAAAATCTTCGATTATATCGTGTGCTTCCAAGTTGTTATCTAATATTGGTAGCAAATCTATTTCTTCTATTTTTAATCTTGAATATCTTCTTCTTTCCATAACGCACCACCAATCTTGTTAGTTTAAGTTATTCATTTTTCTTAATAAATCGTCTATCTCTTTATTAACATCTCTAGTTTTCTTCTTCGGGCTAAACTTTTCCTTATGATCTATTATAATATGCCCTGTTAATAACGTCTTAACAAGTCCAATTTCTTTTTTATTCTTTTTAACATCCCTTTCTATACTAATAAAAAGAACACTTAATAAAACTAATATTACTATAATTACATAAATCTCAGGCATTTTTTACTCCTTTATATTTGAAGAAACAACTATTGGCTTAGTGTTCTTTCTCTTTATCTTATTTTTTGGTGCTGTCTTAATAATTGGTCTAATTATAAATTCTACCTCTACAGCATTTTTATTTCCTGTAAATGTTTTCATTTCATCATCTAATACTGTTAATGCTCTATATGAACAGTCAAAGTATACTGATTGTTTCTTATCAAAAGAATCAAACATGTATCCACCGTTAAATCTGTTCTTGAATAATCTACCTTTTAATTCCATTATTTTTCCTCCTTTTAATATCCATAATCATATTTTCCATTTATTTTACTATACTCTAAGTTTTTGCTTTTAAATAACTTCTTGTTTCTTTTTTGTATTTTATTCATACATCTTTGACAATAAATTGAACCCTTCCAAGCCCTTACACCACATTCGCAAATAAAATCTTCACGTTTACTTGTGTATTCTCCGCTTTTACTCATCTATATTAACCACCTTTTTATTAAATGAATGATTTTTATCTCTAACTCTTAGCTTCCTTCCATAGTCCGGTCTAGCTTCAACCCCATAATGATCACTACCGCATACTCGCTCCCTATGTTCTTGACCAAATACCTTGTTTGCATATATCCTTAATTTAAGATTAATCCATTGCTTATCCTTTACGTTGGGGATACCGCACTCGTTATAATACGATTGTATTTCATCGCCTAATTTAAAGACTGTGCAAATTCTATCTTTATAGATTACATCTTCGTCTCTTTCAATTCTTTTGCAGACACTACACACGCAACTTGTCCTCCTTTATCTTTTTAAATATCGGCTTCCCTTTCTTTGTAAAAAATAAAGTATTATCTGGTATATCTTTCCTTACTATCTCGCCAGCATTTACTATGCTATGTTTGCCTATTACTACCGCCGGTAATAATAAACTTCCACTACCTATCCTGCAACCATATTTAAGTGTCGCCCCTCTTAAATTTTCTCCGTGTCCTTTACGTTTCCAACTCATTTTCATATCATTAGTTGAGCCGATAAAGCCACCTACAAAAACGCAATCCTCTATCGTCATCCAACCTGTGATATGAGACTGTGATTCTATACTGACATTGTTTCCTATATTAGTGCAACATTCAACGCCTACCTTTTGACCTATCTGCGTATTGTTCCCAATAACACACCATTCACGAACAGAAGCATGGTTGCCTACAATGCAATTATCTCCTATCTTTACGTTATTATAAATAACAGCATGCGGATAAATTTTACAGTTCTTTCCAATTACTACATTATCTCCGATATAAACAAACGGATATACTTTAGTGCCTTTTCCTATCCTTGCCTTTTTACTTGTCGATGTATGATTACAACTACATACCATTATTTGTTTCCTCCATATCGATATTAACCTTTAAAAGTTTTTCAGTTAATTGTGTTAGTTTTAATACCTCTAATAAATCGCTTTGTGGTATCTTTAAAACAACTGTCGATTCTCCTTCTTTATCACATTTAACAGAAAATAAACTAGCATTAAAATTAATCATATTTTCTCCTCCTTAAATTTATTTAATCTGACCTCTCCGCTTTTGTTACCATATAATGTTCTAGTTGTAGCGTGCTTTCTCCATAACAATAAAGGCTCTTTAATCACTAATCCCTTCCAACCTAAGCCAGCCATTTTTCTATACATCGCCCAATCTTCCTCCTTATCAGCTTCCGGTAAACCTCCAACACTTTGCCAGCATTCTTTTTTTATCATTGACGAGCCATGTATATATGGTTTTCTCATTAATAATTCAGCATCAAAATCAGGGTGTGCATCAATTTTATTTTCTAATCCGACACGCCTAACCCAAGTATAAACAAAGCCAACATCTTTATCTGACTTTGATAATAAATCATAAGTCTTTTTTAAATAATCTCTATCAAAAACATCATCAGTTGATATGCCACAAAAATAATCACAACCGTTTTCTATTAAATGATTAACTGCTTTATTAACTGTCTTTACTGTGCCTAAGTTATCTTGATTAATAATTATTTTATCTATCTTGAATTTATCTAAATAATATTCTAATACTTTTAATGAATCATCTTTTGAGCAATCATCAATAAATACTACATAGTCTGGTTTCTTTGATTGCCTAATTAATGAGTTTAAACAAAAAGGTAGATAATCCCGATACATGTAATTGACTATATAAAGTCCTAGCTTTTTCATCTTTAACTCCTCACATTAAAATTGTGCTATACGTAATCAATGCAGCGGCTACCCAATAAAGAGCCTTTGCACCGTTACCACTAAATAAATAAACTATCGAAGCAAGTAAATCTAGGAATATCAATATAATAGGAAAAAACGAGCTACTCAAAAACATCTTTATCCCATCTCTCTTGCCATGCTAACATATAAATTACTTTTAAATCTGCTAACGAATAACTGCAAATCATATTTGCCCTAATCTTTAGTATATCAAACTCTTTTTGCCCTAAATATTCTATCATAAAGTCTTGATACTCCCCTTGCTTATCCCCTTCCCATCTTCTATGACATCCATAACAAAGTGCTATGCAGTTCTTAAAACTCCAACGAGTTGATTTTCTTGCTCTGCCCCAATAATGCGAACAATGTAATCCTCTTGAGTTTTCAGCATGTTTAGCTTTGCATCTCTGACAAACATAGTTAAATCTTTTTCTAACTCCCTTAGAGAATAAAGAATCTATTTTTTCAATTAAAATAGTTCTTTCGCTTCTCTTTTTCCTCATTCCTTTATTAACCAGTCCATATTTAAAAAGCAACTAGCCTCAACATTGCCATCTAAATCTTTTAATTTTATTTTTGGTATATCTAATTCTATTTCAACATTAAATAGTTTTTCCATTTCTTCTTTAAATTTATCAATATTTTCTTCTTTTACTTTCCAGTTATTAGATTTTATCTCTTTACCGTCTTTCTTGATAACTTCCTGCTCGCCTAGTTCCTTCACTTTTAAAAACCTTGCTTTTTCTATTGATTTAATTTCATCATTAACCTTATTAACTAATTTTGATAATTTAAAAGCAATTTCAACCGGCATTTTAATATCTACTATTTTTGATAACGCATCCTTTGATTCCATGATTTTTTCTAATTTAATTTTCATTTTTTATTCTCCTTATTATTTTTAATACAAATTATACTTATTCATTGCCTCCTTTGCTCGTAAATAAATTTTATTATTTTTGATAATTTTCATTCTCTTATAATTTCTGTTATCAGAATTTTCTTTTTTTCTTTCACAATCAAACCATAAATCCGTTTTATCTATAAATGAAAATTCTCCATGTTCAATCATTCCTGTTATAAAATTCTCCCAATCTTCAATAGTTTCTTTTTTTACTTCTAATAAAAAATCTGATATTAATTTTTCTATATAATATAAATCACTTTTAATTCCAGCTTCAACCGCTATTAAAAGCATGTCATCTTTTATTGACATTTAATAATCCTTAAATATTGGCTTAAAAAATGAGAGCTTCTCAACTTTTAAACTTTCAATTGAACCATTACTAGATATTTTTATATCTAATATATAACAACCAATATCTGGCTCTAACCCTTTTCTCTTTAAATAATCAGTTTGTGATTGAAAACAACCAGCTAATATACAATGAACATTCCTTACCATGAAATAACCAGAGCAATGCCAATGCCCGAAGATTGCTATATTTGGTTTGTTCTCTGGGGACATTTTTTCTATTATTCTTTGAGATTTATAGGTTAATGCGTATGAAAGCCCTCCGTCCGGATGTAATAGATAAGCCCTAGTATTTTGACCTAAGTCTATATAAGCACCAAGCATACCTAGATATTCTATATCATCTCTCTTTTCGCATACTTTATTAACAATATCAATTCCACTTCTTTTATAAAAAGATAAATCATGGTTTCCACTAATAGTTTTTGTTATAATCCCTTTTCTTTTTGGATAATTCTTTACAAGATAATCAATCTGATCATCAGCACCGTGTAAAAATATCTCGTAGTCATGTCCACGATATACACCTTGACCATCTCCCATATCTCCAGCATGCCAAACCTCTTTACATCCTTGCCTTTTAAATTCATCATAAGCCATATTTAAATATGAAAGCTGTTGGCATTTGCTACATAAATGAGTATCAGAAATTAATCCAACCTTAATTGATTTAACATAATGCTGGAATATTTTATCCTGATTCTTAGGTGTCTTATTTATATAATAACCAGAAATAGATTTTTCTACGAAGTAGCCATGCTTTTCAAAATTATAAATAAGTTGTAGTATTTCATTCTCACTAATAGAAGATTCTTTACTAAAAGAGTTCACATCAACTATCCCTTTTAATAATCTATCTAATAAAATCTGTTTAGTTTTATTTATAGTTACTGGTGCTTTTTTTCTACCTCTAGTTTTTGCATGTATTCCATAAAGTGTTTTATAGTGTCTGATAGATGAAATGTTTATTTTAGTAGCTGTTGCAATCTCATGTTCTGTTAATCCTTTATCAACATAAGATTTTAATTCTTTTTTAGATAATTTAATTGTTCTTTTTCTTGACAATCTTTTATCCTTTATCCGAGAATATTTGAATTATATCACACTTTAACTAATTTGCAACTACTTTATTTTTTTAGCAGACCTTGCTAACCTACAAGTTCCCTTCATCTTATCTAAACATGATTTACATATTTTATGATAAAATTTTAAAGATGCAATATTTGGTTTACCATATTCAGATGGATAAACATAACCATTAGAAACAGAGGCGACTTCTGCTATTTTATATCGTTCTCCTTTTAAAACATATTCTCCACATTTAGTGCATTTATCAAATAGCTTGGTTATTCCATTTATTTCTGTTTCTAATTTATTTATTTCTTTTTTTTGTTTTTCAACAATATTTCTTAATTTATGGTCTTTCATTTTTTACTCCTTATTAATCTATACTTGCTCCATCAAATCCATTATTAGCCCAATCACTTATTTCGTCTATTTCTGTTTCTTTCTTTATTATTTTATCTTTTAGATTTTTAATATCCCTTAATTTAGCTTCTATATGGTTAATAGCTTGTTTTTCAAGCCCACCTAGCATTTGGTCTAAACCTATCGCTTTATAATCTTTCATTTTAATACCTCCTTTAAAACGGAACACTTGAGTCCAGTCCTTTTCTTAATTCTTTGCTTAGTTCTTTTTCTATCCCTCTTGCAATACTTGCTTCTTTAATAAGTTCACTTAAACAATTAAAACAAGCTAATATATAAGTATGCTTATTAGCCATATAATAAGTTACGTAGTTTTTATGATTATAATCATCTTCTAATTCTTTCTCGCAATAATCACAACATTCGATAGTTTTAGTTTCTTCTATTGTTCTTCCGGTCTTTAATTTTTTATACATTTTTTATCTCCTTTTTTTAATATTTTCTCTAGTTCTAATAAATAATCATCGTATTGAATAGGATATTCTGTTTTATTTGTTAGCCAATAATCTTTTATCCTATTATCATATTCACTTTTAAACAAACCTCTAAACTGTCTTTTAATATGATTATCTTTTATTACTTCCATCAGTTTCCTCCTTGCACTTGTAATTGAATTAATATCTTATCTAAACTCCCCTCTGTTTCTGCTGTTATTATTTCTTGCTCCTCTAAGTCTTTTAATATATCATTTATTTTATACATAAAAGCCTCCTAGAAAAAATCATAGAAACATTTAGAAAAATATTTACCTCCTTTTATCTAACGCCCAACCAAGATAGAAAACATTGCATAATTAAAATTGATACAGCTGCATAAGCAAGTAACGCTAAGGCTCTAATCATTATTTACCTCCTTTAATATGTTTATATATATCTTTTATACTATCTACAATTAAAACTAGACATGCTCTCAAGATAACTATATAGCCACATACCAAACTTGTATAGATTATAGCGTCTTTTAATACATCATAACTCATTTTATTCACTCCTTTTAAGCTCTTTTATTATTGCTTCTGCACACCATTTAGCATTATTAAAATCGCTAGTATGTTTATCCATTTCTTTTATATGCCACTTAATCAGTTTCTTTTTGTTTACTTCTATAGATATTCTCTTTATATCTTCTAAGGCATCAGTATATCCGTCTTTATATTCTCCCTCATCATATTCATTGCCTAGCTTCTCTAATTCCTTCTCATTATACACTATTAACATTATTCACTCTCCTATTATTTTCATATAATTGCGACTAAATGAATTATCTTTATAGCTTGGTTCACTTATCTTCTTATCTTTTAATTCTATATCACTTTTGACTTCATTTCCCCAGCAATCCCAGCCCTCTGTCTTTTCTCTAGCGAATAGTTCTATACGATTTTCTATTGGGTATAAATCATTAATCATCTTTCTTGCTAAAACTGGCTTTGTTGAATGAGTGGTAGATTTTTCTCTTAAAACAGTAGTATATTTCCCCCTAAATTCTTTTGTAATAGGGGTAAATTTACCTTTATATAACCAAAGTAAATATTCGTGAGAATAACGAACTGTAAAAGCAGGAGCAACCCCATTTTCTTTATCCCAAATTATTCTTGCGTGCAACCGATAGTCCTTAAACATTGTTTCAGTATCGAATAAGAACTTATCAATAGTCCAAATAAATAAGCTATGATTTTCTTCTACTGGAACACTTCTAATAATTTTTTCAATATCCTCTCTTGCAAGAGTTGGGTAATCTAAACTTCTATCTTGGTTTGGTCTAACTTTTCGTATTCCACCTTTGGTTTGTTTCCAGGGTGGGTCAGCATATATAATCTGATATTTCTTCATCCCTTATCTCCCCCTTTTAATTCTTTTATTATTTCAGTTGCTATATCTTCAACCATTTCTTCATTCTCTCCTAAAGCACTTCCTTGATGAGTTAATACTGGTTGAGCCACAATGCTACATAATTCAGTATGGGTTGGAAAAGGTTTAGATATTTTCTTTATATCTTCGAGTAAATCCTCCCAAATATATGACATATCCCATGCTTCATCTTCTATGCGGTTATACTTTTTTTCTAGCTTCTCTAATTCCTTCTCATTATATATTTTCATTTTACACCTAGCCATGCTAAGAGCATATTCATTAATGAAACTAAACAGATTGAAGTCAATACAATCAATAATATCCTTTGCATTTTAT